AAAGCGGATGCGCCGCAGCAAAGGCGCTTGGTGTCAGTCAAGCCAACCTCTCGGCAACATGTAGGGGAAAACATAAACATGTCGGTGGGTACCATGTAAGGTACCTAGACTAACGACCTTATACATCCAATTCCGTCTCAGCTCCGTCCCAGCGGACACTTTGATTCACTCGCAGCCCGAAAATATCCAAAGATTCTCGTTTACTTCTCAGGTTTAGTGTGCTATAGTATAATTAGCAAGGGGGAGCACAGGGCGACCCCAGAGCCGAAGGGAGCACGACATGAGACAGCAGTGGGCATACGAGGTCACGGTCACCGACCGCAGGGGACGCACGGTCTACACGGGCAAGTACATCACGTTCGAGAGGGCGCAGCGCTACGCCAAGGCCGTCCTCGCGGACACGCCGAACGGCTCGGCGAGCATCTACGGCAGGTTCGACGGGTCCTGCATCACGCTCGTTGCAGACAGCTACAGGGAGTCTAGGGACTTCGCAGGTTTCGCACTCTAGAAAGAGGGGAGCACGTCATGATTGAGTTCGAGAAGGAGTACAGGTTCCACAACGACTGGTCCGGCTACGTGGCAAGGGCCAAGACCTACGAAAGCCACACGGGATACGGCAACGACACCTCTCTTGAGGTCAAGCTAGAGAGCGACACGGGTCTGTACGTCGAGCCGCTTCTCTACGACATCCGATATACGGGGATGCACACACCGGAAGAGGTTGACGAGTTCGTGAGGGATGAGCTTGCGGCGAAGTTCCGCGCGAGGTTCGAGTAGAATCTGAGACGCCGGGACACGGCAACACCTCTCCATGGGACGGGCTGGCACACGCTGGCCCGTCGTGTTACAATCACACTCGCAAGAAGTCCAGCCGAGGATACCGAGCGCAGACGGAACCGGAAGACTTCTACAGGGGTGACGGCAGCGAGCCGCCGCCCTTTTTTTGACAAGGTTTTCAACACGTGATATCCTGAGCGCATGACAGCGAGGAAAGGTCTGTCGAAAACTCCGAGGAAATGGGGATACATTGGCACTCACACGCAAGTTTCTTGAGGGAATGGGCCTCGAAGAAAAGCAGGTCGAATCCATCATCGAAGCCAACGCCGCGTCCATAGAGGGCATCAAGGCAGACCGAGACAAGTACAAGGAACAGGCAGAGCAGGTGCCGACCCTCCAAAAGCAGCTGGAGGAGGCCAAGAACGCAACGAACGACAGCGACAGCAAATGGGAACAGAAGTTCAACGACGAACACAAGGCGTTCGAGGAGTTCAAATCCCAAGTTGCAGCCGAGAAAGCGAGTGCGGAAAAGGCCAATGCGTACCGCGACATGCTCAAGGCGGCTGGAATCGACCCGAAGCGGATTGACGCAATCATGAGGCTCGCCGACTTGTCCAAGGTCGAGATGGAGGATGGGAAGCTCAAAGACGCCGACAAGCTCGAAGAGGCCGCGAAGAAGGAGTGGTCAGACTTCGTGCTCAAGACGTACCAGAAGGGCAGCGACCCCGCGAATCCTCCCACGAACGGCGGCAAGACGGTAGAGGGCGCGGACCCAGACATCGAAAGGCGCATGCAGGAACGCAACGAACGCATGTACGGAAAGACCGAACCAAAGGAGTAAGCAATGAGCTACTTCGACGGCCCCAACAAGGGCTACGGTTGGGCTGCTGGACACTTCCTCGCCAACGACGAGACGTGCCTCCGCAAGTCCTACACCATCCCCGCTAACCACGCGCAGGTTGTCACCCGCGACGATGGCCGAAAGGTCGTTCCCGCTGGCGCGGTAATCCCCGCCAACGACGGCACGGCTGTCGGCATCCTCTTCGAGGATATCGACGTAACCGAGGGCGCAAAGATGGGCAGCATCGTCACCGAGGGCGTTGTCTACGAGGACAAGCTGCCCGCAGCCATTGAGAGCGCCGCAGAATCCGCGCTGACTGGCATCACCGTCATCACCACCTCGCCCGCCGTTACCCGCCCCTACTAAGCCAAGGAGGTAATCTGAATGGCTACTTTCCAAAACCACATCCTTGGCATGCTCAACCCCAAGGACACACTCACCACTGGCTTCCAGCGCGTCGCTCGCCCGAACGACCCGCTTGAGGGCCTCTTTACGGACGTTACCACGCCCAACCTCGTTGCCACCTATCACACGATGGCAAGCGAGTACTCCATCCCGCAGATGGCCCAGTTCCACGCATTCGACGTGCCCGCCCAGAAGTCCATTCCCGCGCCCATCGACGAGCACAACGTGGAGAAGGGCCTCATCAAGGTCAAGCGCAACACGACCGAGCTTCTGCGTCAGCTCACTGGCCGTGGCGTGACCATGGAGGCCGCTCTCTACGATGCGGTCATGGACTTCGCCTCCGACCTCTCCAATCAGGTCATCACCCGCGCAAAGGTCGCGCGTGCCGAGCTTCTCGCCACTGGCAAGGTCACCATCAAGGAGAACGACATCGACCTCACCATCGACTACGGCGTTCCCTCCGCTAACCTCGCAAAGACGCTCGACCTCGGCGCTGGTGCGTCAAAGGACCCCGCCACCCAGATTCAGGAGCTTGTGGACGAGGCTACCGACAAGGGCGTCACCCTCACCACCATGGTCTGCGCACGCTCCACGCTCACCAAGATGCGCCAGAACGTTGCCATCCAGAAGGCAATCAACGGCGTGAATATGCAGGGCGTGCTTGTCACCAACGCACAGCTCCGCGCGTGGCTTGAGGACGAGTTCGGCATCGGCACCGTCATCACCGATGACCTGAGCTATTCCACGCCCTACACCCTTGACGCGAATGGCCGTCCCGTTGTCAGCTCAAAGCGCTACTACCCCAAGAACAAGGTTTCGTTCTTCGGCACCGCTAACGGTATGCTCTTCGGCGCTGGCCTTTGGGGCGTGCCACCCGAGGTTGACCTTGCTGCCTACTACGAAGGCGGCGTGCAGAACCGTGACCAGTACACCTACATTTCGCAGTGGACCGAGAAGGACCCCGCGATTCTGTGGACCAAGGCCTCGGCGCTGTTCGTGCCCGTTCTCTTCAACCCGTATTCGCTCTACGTGGCAACCGTCACCGAGACGCCCGCAGCTTAATCATGACGGCAGAATGCACCGTCAGGTTCCTCGATATCGAGGCGAACGTCATGCGAGAAGGTGGCGACCGATTCGAAGTGACGCCAGAGCGGTTCGAGGCAATCAACGGCACCGAGTACGGCGAGCTGGTACGCGAAGTCAAGCACCGTGGCCGCAGGCCGAAGAAAAAGGAGTAAGAGAGATGGACGCGGGAATCTTAGAGGAAGTCCTCTATCACATCCACAACTGGTTCGAGCGCGAGACGATAAGCGCGAAAGGTTGCGAGATTGAGGACGGCACGCTTCCCGCGTCCATCACATCCTCGATGAGGGTGCAGCAGTGGTACCGCATAGACGGCAGCTATCTCAACGACGGCTTGCACCAACATCCAGCGGATGACCTACAGGACGAGACTTTCGACGGCACCGTTACCCTTCTAGCCATTCCGAAGCCGCTGCTCCGCATCGTGCAGGAGATTGAGGATTGGCTAGCATTGGGCCAAGAAGCGCGTGAAAAGGCCCTAGCAAGCCCGTATCAGTCAGAATCGTTCGACGGGTACAGCTATTCGATTAGAAGCGACTTGACGTCGAATTCGGCGTCTGGTGGCCCCACAGGGCTATCAGGATGGCAAGCGGTATACGCCTCTAGGCTCAACCCGTGGAGGAAGATAGTATGAGCGGCTTCATCGGCATCATAGACGAGCGCAAGGAGCCTTGCACGCTGCTAGAGAAGACACGAGTCCCCGATGGCGAGGGCGGTTGGGAGACGGCGTGGGTGGACGGCCCCACCTTTGAGGCCACGATAACCCATGCAAGCAGCATCGAGGCACGTGTCGCAGAGTCCGAGGGCATGGCGTCTACCTTCACCGTGTGGCTTGAGAAGGGCACACCGCTGGACTTCCACGACGTGTTCAGGCGAGAAAAGGACGGGCAGATATTCCGAGTCACCAGCCAAGGCGGGGACGAGGAAAGCCCAAACCGCGCAACCTTCCAGCTCATGCACGTCAGCGCCGAGAGGTGGCAACTGTGACCCCCGAAGCGGCCATATACCAATTCCTGAGCGGATTCGGCATGCCCGCCTATGCGGAGGCGTCAGTGCCAGACCAGAACGCCCCAGAGTGGCAGGGGTTCCCGTACCTTACCTATGAGCTTGTGATAGGCGAGTGGATGGAGGGCGAGGTGAACATGCCCGTCAACCTCTACGACCGCACCACGAGCGAAAAGACGTTGAACGCCAAGGTAAGGGAAATGTCCAGCGCCATAGGGCGAGGCGGCATAACCCTACCCTGCGACGGCGGCATGCTTTGGGTCAAGAAGGGTTCGCCGTGGGCGCAAGCCATGACCATCGAGGGCGAGGATGACATGGTAAAGCGCCGATACATAAACATCAACATCGAATTTTTGATTGTGGAATAGGAGGCTGGCAAATGAAGTTTTCGACCGTTGCGACGGACGCATTCCAAAAATTCCAGCTCAACGCGGGCATCCTCCTCACGGAGTTCGACCCCACGACCGCAACCGTTGACCGCACCAAGATTTTCGCAGCAACGTCTGGCGGCACCAGCTTCACCGCAGCGCCCGAGTTCATCGACTTCGGCGAGGACGTGGACAACGTGCCCGCAAACACCAAGGAGCTTAAGGTGCTCGACTCCATCACGGTGACCATGAGCGGCACGCTCAAGACGGCAGACACCGCGACGGCAAAGAGCCTCATGACCGCAGCCGACGTGGACGGCAACAAGGTGACCCCACGTGCGGACCTCGTCGACGGGGACTTCTTCGACCTCTGGTGGGTCGGTGACTACTCCGACAAGAACGGTGCTACCAATGGCGGGTTCATGGCAATCCACCTCATCAACGCCCTTAGCACTGGCGGTTTCCAGCTCCAATCTAACGACAAGGGCAAGGCCGACTTCGCGTTCGAGTTCACGGGCCACTACAGCATCAGCGACATGACCAAGGTGCCCTACGAGATTTACATCAAGACTGGCACGGCAGAGTAGGAGCGCACATGCGACTGTCTGAAATCAGGGGAGAGCGAGTTTTCGACGTGATAGCCGACGTGGTTGACCCCGCGTGCAGCATCGCGCAGGACGAGGACGCATCCGCGCTGTTCGACCGCGCCGACAAGCGACCCGAGGGCATGACCCCCGAGCAGTTCGCCATAGACAAGGTACGGCGTTCGGTCCCCAAGCTCATGCGTGGGCACAAAGATGACCTCGTAACGATTCTCGCGGCCATAGAGGGCGTGACCAAGGAAGAGTACCTAGAGGGCGTCACAATGTCCAAGCTCATCCAGAACGTCTACGAGATGCTCACGGACGAAGACCTTCTGGCTTTTTTATCCTAGTCAGACATAGCAAGTACGACGTGTGGCTCGACCTAGGGGAATACCGTGGGCCGAGCCGCTTCCATGCCTTTCTGTGCTATTGCGTGGCACGGTTCCAGCATAGGCAGGAGAAAAAGGCATACCGCCTCTACGTCACCGAATCGCTCAGGATGGCCCCGCAGGGCAAGTACCTAACCCAGTCGTTCGATGATATGATTAGGCCGCATGAGGAAATCGACGTGGAGGCCACGATTCAGCACGTCATAGAGGGTTTGGGGTAATCATGGACCTTCTCAACCTTTACGTAAGGGTCGGAGCTAAAGACGAGGCATCGCCCGCAATAGATGACATATCCAGCAACATCATAGGCAAGCTGGGGAGCGCGGCAAAGACGGCGGCACAGGCGCTTGCTGGGGCGTTTGCCGTCAAGAAGGTCGTTGACTTCGGAAAGGCGGCGTTCGACGCATACTCAGAATATGAGCAGCTTGCGGGCGGCGTCGAGAAAATCTTCGATGAAATCGACAAGCAAAAAGTCCTTGACGATGCAAGCCAAGCGTTTCTCAATCTAAACATGTCCGCAAACGAGTACCTAGCTGCAATCAACCAGACAGGTGCCATGTTCTCTCAGACCATGGGAGACGAAAAGGGCTATGAGACGGCCAAGCGCGGCATGCAAGCGATATCGGACTACGCGACTGGCACGGGCCGAGACATTAACCTGCTGAACGAGAAGTT